TATTTACCATTAGTTAGGGTATTACAGATGAATCCATTAAAAAGCGAATGTGCTGTTGGCATTAATTGTCATGGACCTGAATGGGATGAATTTTACAAGTTTGCAATAAAGTTTGGTGAGGAAAGACTTATTGGTGGTGATTATAAGAACTATGATCAGCGTATGCCATCTCAGACTATATTAGCTGCTTTACGTATATTGATAGATTTTGCTAAATTGTGTGATTATAGTAAAACAGATATATGTGTAATGGAAGCTTTATGTGCTGATATTGTGTATGCTTATATAGCTTACAATGGTGACCTTATAGGTTTAACTGAAGGTGGTCACATAAGCGGTAATTCCTTAACTGTCATTATTAATGGTATTGTAGGAGCTCTAAATTTGCGTATGTGTTTTCTAGAACTATATCCGAATCGCGATTTTCGTAGTCATGTATCATTAATGACTTATGGAGATGATAATATTGGAAGTGTTAGTCAACAAACTACAAATTTTAATATTGTTTCTATATCGTCATTTTTGGAACGTCACGGACAAATTTATACTATGCCCAACAAGACGAGTGATTTGACTAAATTTTTACCTATTGAAGAATTTGAATTTCTCAAAAGGTCTAGCGTCTATCATCCTAGTCTTGGTGTTTATCTTGGTGCCTTGAAGGATAAGTCTATCTTTAAATCATTACATTGTTACTTGCGACCTAAAGGTTGTGAGCATACTGAAGAATATGCATGTGCTATTAATATAGATGGTGCACTGCGTGAATGGTTTAATCATGGACCCTCTCTGTACGAACATCGACGGAGGCAAATGGTTGAAATAGCGGAAAGAGCTAATATATCACACTTATGTGCTGAGTTGATGATACCTTATGAGGAGCGTGTTGAGAATTGGAAGAAACAGCATTGCTCTTAATAATGCTTGGACCTAGGTATGTCATTAAACTTCCTTGTGCTTGTTGCCACATAAGCAGCATCCCCGTTTCCTCGATGGGGTTCGTGAGTATCGTTAAATAGAGGGCATCATATATGGATACCAGGTAATACTTAGCAAATATTATTTAGGCTTTGTGATGTAGGTGTATACATCTTATTTAAGATGCGGTTTTGCCTGCCGAGCTAAATCAACTTCACTGGACTAAGTCATTCAGTGATTTTATATGTGACTTTGCAAATGTTTTATTAAATTATTTAAAGAAAAGAAGAGCCAGAACAATTTGGTCTATGTTCCGGAACTTACAACACCTGACCAACCCAGTCATGGGCGTTCAAACAGTGTGGAGTCATTGTTTGGATATAATGGCGATGGTATGTATCATTATCCCGATGATGATGTTCTTGATGAAATTATTAGGAAACTTGAGGGGATACAGCATTATGAGTGTCAATCAGGTACTGAGAGTGAAGTATTTAATGTTACAACCAATGATGAGGTAGGAGTTGGATTCCAAGAAGGTGATGAACATTACCTTTTAGATCATGATTATTATATTGACCCTACTCGTATGACCCATGATGATGATAAGGCTACTTTTGATGAGTTTTTCAAAAGGCCTGTTAAGATTTTTCAAGAAGATTGGGGTACGGGTACTGCGTTAGCAGCAGAGGTTGACCCATATCATAAATATTTCACGAATCCAAGGGTTGCTAATCGTATATCTAATTTCAATTTAGTTAAATGTAAATTGCGATTAAAAATCATGGTTAATGGTAATGGGTTTTTCTTCGGAAGAGCTATTGCTGCTTACCATCCTTTATTTAATTATGATTTGTTGTCAAGTCATGCGGCACTTGTGCCACAGGACTTGACACAAACTTCGCAATTACCAAAGATTTTTATTAACCCAACAACTTCTACAGGAGGAGAAATGTCTCTACCCTTCTTTTGGCATTCTGATTTTCTTGACATTACAACTACTGTTGATAATGCCAAGGATTTGGGCACATTATTTCTAAGGAGTTTTAGTACTCTGAAACACGCTCAAGATGCTAATGATGGTGTAACGGTTACTGTTTTAGCATGGTGTGAAGAAATTACTCTTGCAGTACCCACAACTATCAATTCTTATCAACTTACACCACAATCTGGTAAAGAAGATGAAGTTGATGATGCCAATAAGATGGGTATAGTCTCTGGACCTGCTACTAGCTTAGCAAAGGTTGGTGCTGCATTGTCAAATGTGCCAGTCATAGGCCCATATGCAATGGCAGCATCTAAAGTGGCAGGAGGTGTAGCTTCGGGTGCTAAACTTTTAGGTTATTCGAGACCAGCTCAGAGCAGTGTTGAGAAATTGAGACCTACTCCAACTGGTTCTTTAGCCTTAGGTAATGTACCTGACACTGTACCCAAGTTATCCCTAGATGAGAAGCAAGGGTTGTCCATTGATCCACGCATAGCTGGGTTGAAACCCAATGATCCTTTATTAATAAGGAATATTTCTATGCGTGAATCATATTATACTAAGTTTACTTGGCAGCGTGGCGATTCAGCTTCTACATGCTTATTTCAGAGTTATGTTAATCCTGTGGTATGGACAACATCTGGTGCTGGCGATACCATACATTTACCTGCATGTGCTGCTGCAGCCCTTCCATTTTCAAATTGGACAGGCCGCATGAGATTTCGGTTTCAAGTAGTTAGTAGTGCTTTTCATAGGGGTAGATTGAGAGTTGTTTACGATCCTAATTCCTTACCATATCAATTGGATGAGTATAATGTCAATTACCAACAGATTATTGATGTTGGTGATGAGCGTGATTTCACAGTTGAAATAGGTATGGGTAAATCAATGACCTATTTGAAGCATCTTACGCCAGGAACTGATCCTGTACCTTTTGAGAATAACCCTGCATCTGCATTAGATGTTTTGCCTGAGGTTGGATTGAAGGCAAATGGTGTTGTTGGTGTGTATGTAGTTAATGAACTTTCTGTACCTACTACAACTAGTGCCAATAACAATGTGGAGATAAATGTATTTGTATCAACTGGAGATGATTTCTGTGTAGCTATACCTGATGATATTTATCAGAGATATGTCTTCAAACCTCAGTCTGGTTTGGAGGCAGCGTTTGATGGAGAATGTACGCAGGAGAGTGATAAGCCTGAACAAGATAAGGTTTATGAGTTGAATAAGACTCAGACTCATGATGATCTAAACAAAGTTTTCATGGGAGAGTCTATAGTCTCTTTTCGACCCTTTCTTAAGAGGTATACAATACATCGACGCTTACCGCTCACGAATATTGCTGGGGTTAGAGAGGTTTTTGAACGACAGTGTGTGTTTCCTTTTCTACGAGGAAATGTACCGAATGCTATCAACACTACTGCGTTGGCTGCGCCATATAACTATTGTAATACAATTATGTTACATTGGATTAGAAATATGTTTGCAGCTTGGCGTGGTGGGATTAGATATAAGATTAGAGTGGATACTTCTCCTACTCTTTCCGATATATCTAACTCTGCCATTACAGGGATTATGGAAAGAAATAATCCTTCTGCATCTGGTATTGATCAGTATAATTATTCGAACACCACTTTGAATCCCAATTCAGGTACAGCAGTTTATCAAGCTTCGGTCATGAAGGGAACATCAAATAGGTGGGACGTTACGCGTGGTGGTACAATGATGGTTTCTACTGTTAATCCTGTTATGGAAGCAGAAATACCTTATTATGCCCCTGTACGCTTTGTTCCTGATAAGTTATCTGACTATACTGGTTTTCCAAATTATGTCAATATACCACAACTTATTGTTCAATACCGTGGTTATATGAGTAAATATACAACTGCTGATTATTATGTAGCTGCTGGAGACGATTTTCAGGTATACTTCTTTACAGGGATGCCTAGAATTTATTTTGAAGAAAATCCTCCTGCACCTTAATGGTGCATTGACCTGAATATGTCATTAAACTGTTCAAACGACTATAAATATATAGTCAAGTGTGTACTATATCACATTCTGTACTTAGGTCGAATGTGATGCACTATAAATATAAATACGCTTCTGTGATCGAAGCGGGCGCAAGTATAGTTTTGCGACCGGGCAATAGCCAAATTCTTTATTGTTACCAATAAGAGTTTTACTGGGCTATTGCTCAGGTTTTTACTTATTGGATCGCAATTTATGAATTAGTTTTTGTCCTTATTAAGGATCAAATTCC